TTTGTCGATAGAGTAAGATGCCTTGGAGATTGGCTCATGCCCGGCTGGCCGTATGTGACCGCGCGCTGGAAGCGGCTGCGGCTGATGAAGCTGGGCCTTGAGCCGCTTTGCGAATACTGCCCCGCCGATAGGAGGAATGTCGCCAACACGGTCGATCACGCGGTGCCGATCAGGGACGGCGGTGCGATCTGGTCGCTGGACAATCTCCGGTCATGCTGTGCCGGCTGTCACTCGGCCAAGACGGCGCGGGGTGTCGAGGCGGGTGCGGTCAGGACGACGAGGCCTCGCAAGGGGTGCAGGGCTGACGGCACGCCGCTCGACCCGGCGCACCCTTGGGCGCAGGCTGACGGGAGCAGCTGATGGGAAAGCGCGGGCCTGGTGCCAAGAGCGCGGCGCAGATTCAGGCGGCGCTGGAAGATGCCGGGCCGCCGGAAACACCGTGGCTGGATCCGAAGCTTTCCCGCGCCGGTCGCGTCATAGCCTTCATCGAGTCGCTGCCCGTCACAAAGGGCATTCTGGCTGGCACAAAGTTCAAGCTTCTGGATTTCCAGCGCGAGTGGATTGAGGCCATCTACAATCCGGCCACGAAAGACGGCCGGCGCGCTGTCCGACAGGCGCTGTTGTCGATCGCGCGGAAGAATGGCAAGACGGGCCTCGTGGTCGGCATCGTCCTGGCGCACATGGTCGGGCCGGAGGCCGAGGACCGGGGCGAGATTGCCAGCGCGGCGAATGACAAGGAGCAGGCTGGCCTGATTTTTGCCGAGCTCGTGGCGATCATCGACGCGGTGCCGTGGATGACCGCGATCACGAATATCCAGCACTTCCGGAAGCAGATCGAGGTGACCGGGATTCCGCCGGCCGCGCATGGCATCGGCGGCAAGGGCCGGGGCACGATTTACGAGGCGCTAAGCTCGGACGCCAAGACAAAGCACGGCATGTCGCCGAGCCTGTGGATTTATGACGAGCTGGCGCAGTCGAAAAAGCGCGACCTTTTCGACACGCTGCAGACGAGCCAAGGTGGCCGGCGCGAGCCGCTGGGGATTGTGATTTCGACGCAATCGCCGCTGGCAAATCATCCGATGTCGGAGCTGGTAGACTATTCCGCGCAAGTGTCCGGCGGCATCATTGATGACGCTACATTCGTCGGCCGGGTCTATGCGGCGCCGGAGGAATGCGACCTGCTCGACGAAAAGGCTTGGCGCGCGGCCAATCCGGCGCTGGGATTTTTCCGCGACGAGGCGGACCTGCGGGTGCAGGCGCTCAAGGCGAAAAATGTGCCGACGTTTGAGCCGGCCTTTCGGAATCTGCATCTGAACCAGCGGGTCGATGCGGTTGAACATGCGATCAACTCGGCTGATTGGGATGCCTGCGCGAAACCGGTCGCCCTCGACGACCTGCACGGGTCTCCTTGCTACGGCGGACTCGATTTGGCTTCGGTCGGCGACATCACGGCTTTCAGCCTGTATTGGCCGGAGCAGAATGCGGCGCACACCTGGCTATGGGTGCCGGAAATGCGAGTTCCAGAGCGGGTGGAAAAGGACCGGGTGCCCTATGACACCTGGGTGAAAAAGAGGCACATCATGGCGACGCCTGGGAGGGCGCGCGATGATTCCTCGATCCTGCGACGGCTGGTCTGGGCGCACAAGAATTTCGACGTGCGGGCGATCGGCTATGACCGCTGGCGCATCGAGGATTTGAAAAAGAAGCTCGAGGACGAGGGACTGTCAGATATTCCGATGGAGCCGCACGGGCAGGGATTCCGCGACCTGGGCCCCGCCTTCGATGCTTTCGAAGCAGAGCTGCTTGAGAGGCGCTTGCGGCACGATGGCAGCCCGGTGATGCGCTGGATGGCGTCGAATTGCACGCTGCAGAAAGACGACGCGGGCAACCGCAAGCCGTCAAAGCAGCGGTCAAGCGACAAGATCGACGGAATTGTGACGCTTGTAATGGCGATTGGACTGGCGAAGCGGGCGCAAGGGCAGGCTGCGGCATCGGTCTACGAAGAGCGCGGGGTTTTCACGATTTGACCGCCGCTGACATGGAGGGCTGGGCATGATGTTGTTCAGCCGGGATTTCTGGTGGCCGGTCGGCCCATCGAAACAGGCGCGGCAGGAGGCGCGCGCGGGCGGCATCGAGAATCCGTCGGTCCCGATGAGCGCCGGCAGCATTCTGGCGGCGGTCGGCAATGACGCCGACGGCCAGCTGGTGACGCCGGTGACCGCGATGGGCACGAGCGCCATCTATGCCTGTGTCTCGGCGATCGCGGACATCAAGGCGATGCTGCCGTGGAATCTGATGGAGCGGCAGCCGGACGGAACTGTTCGGGTAGCGGCAGATCGGCCGCTGCATCATGTGCTGCACTTCAAGCCGAACGCTTATCAGACCAGCGTGATTTTTCGCCAGATGGGGCAGGCCCAGGCGCTGCTTTGGGGGAATTTCTACGCGGAGATCCAGCGCGACCGGCGGACGGGCGAGACCATCGGGCTGTGGCCGATTCCGGCTTGGCTGGTGACGCCAGAGCTTGAAAACGGCATCAAGCGCTTTCGCGTCAATGGCATGCTTTTTGCCGACGAGGACATTTTTCACGTCCCGGCATTCGGCTGGGATGGCGTCAAGGGCATCAGCCCGATTGCACTACACCGGCGATCGATCGGGCTGTCGCTGTCGGCGGAGGCTTTCGGGGAGAATTTCTACAGAAATGGCACGAAGCTTGCCGGCGCGTTGCGGCACCCGCAGCAGCTGTCGGCGGAGGCGCAGGCGCGGCTGCGGCAGAGCTGGCACGAGGCCTATAGCGGTGCGGCGAATGCGGGGCGGGTGGCGATTCTCGAGGAGGGCATGGATTTCACGCCCTTCACAATGCCGCTCGAGGACGCGCAGTTCGTCGAGACGCGCAAGTTTCAGATTGCCGACGCGGCGCGAATCTATCGCATGCCGCTTCACATGGTCGGCGAGATGGAGGGCGCGAAATTTAATAACATTGAGCAGCAGAATATTGATTTTGTTCAAAAATGCCTGCTGCCGTGGATTGTCAGATGGGAGCAGGAGGCGCAGGCCAAGCTTCTGACGGAGACAGAGCGGCGCACGCTTTTCACCAAGATCAATGTGGCCGGACTGCTTCGGGGCGATATGAAAAGCCGCTTCGAGGCCTACGCGCTAGGCCGTCAGTGGGGTTGGCAGTCAGTCAACGACATCCTGGAGCTTGAGGACAAGAACGGCATCGGGCCGAGCGGCGACATCTATTTGCAGCCGCTCAACATGGTGCAGGCTGGCAGCGCGCCGGAAAGCGAAAATGGAGACAGAGATGGAAATTGAGCGCCGCCTTGCCGATAGCGCAATCGAGGTCCGTTTCGCGGATGGCGAGGCGCAGTCCGCCACGACGATCAAGGGCTATGCGGCACGCTTCAACACCTTGAGCTCGCTGATTTCCGGGCGGTTTGTGGAGCGGATTGCGCCGGGCGCGTTTGACGATGTGCTGGGCGACGATGTGCGCGCGCTCATCAATCACGACCCGAATCTGGTGCTAGGCCGCACGACTGCCGGCACCCTGCGCCTTTCTGTCGATGGGCAGGGGCTGGTCTACGAGGTCGATCTGCCCGACACGGCGGCCGGGCGCGATTTGGCGACTTCGATCAAGCGCGGCGATGTTACGCAATCGAGCTTCGGATTCTCGATCGAGCCTGACGGCGAGGTCTGGTCGCGCGGCGAAGGTGGCACGAAGGTGCGCACAATCACGCGGTTCAAGCGGCTCTATGACGTGAGCCCGGTGACCTATCCGGCCTATGCGGACACCAGCGTGGCGCTTCGGTCGCTGCAGGCGATCGAGGATGCCGAGCGCGCGGCGGAGGCGGCTGCGGTGGCGCTTGAGGCTGAACGCCGGGCCCGCTGGCTGCAGCTGGCGCGCATCTGAATTCGGGAATTCCCCTCCGACCGGGCCGGCCGGCGGAGATGGGACTTTACGGCTGGCCGGCCCTTAGAAAAGGAGATTAGTGATGACTATTCAGGAACTCCGCGACGCGCGTAACCGCGCCGCTCAAAGGATGCGTGACATGCACGCGGCGGCGGAAAAGGAGAATCGCGGCTTTTCGGTCGACGAGCGGGCCGAATGGGACAAGCTGGTGGCAGATCACACCGACCTCGAGGAGCGCATTGCTGCGGCCGAAAAGGTGGAGTCGGCCACGCGCGCCGATCCGACCGAGGTTCGGGCTGGCGGCGGCCGGGCTGTCGCGGCGCCGGGTGCCACCCAGGACGGCGGCGGGCTCGATGAGATGCGCGCTTTCCGCAGCTGGCTCACTGGCGCACGGCACCTGCAGCGGCAGCTGACGGACGAGGACCGCGCCTGGATTCAGACTCGGATGGGCGAAGTGCCGGAGGATGCGCTTGCCGCGCTTCCGCCGGAACAGCGCGATTTTGGCGTTGGTGCCGGCAACGTGGGCGGCTTCACGGTCCCGCAGGACTTCTTCAACCGGCTTGAAGTGGCGATGCGCGACTATGGCGCGATGCTGCGGCCGGGCGTGGCGGAGATCATCCGCACCGACTCCGGCGCGCCGCTGCCCATGCCGACCTTCAACTACACGTCGGTGCTAGCGACGATCATCTCTGAAGGCGCGGCAATCGGGCTCGACACCTCGACGCCCTTTGGCCAGAAGGTGCTCGGCGCCTACATGTATGCGCCCCCGATCCTGCCGGTTTCGATTCAATTTTTGCAGGATACGGCGTTCGATGAGGGCTTCATCATCAATGCCCAGGCGGAATCGCTTGCGCGCGGGATGAATGCCCACTTCACCACGGGCACGGGCACCGGCCAGCCGCGCGGCATCATGGTAGAGGCACCCATCGGCCGGACGGGCGCAACAGGCACGGCGACGACCACCAACTATTCCGAGCTGCTGCAGCTCGAGCATTCGGTCGACCCGGTCTACCGTGTGGGCGCCATGTGGATGTTCCACGACCAGACGCTACGGATCATCAAGGGGCTGGTTGACTCGCAGAACAGGCCGCTGTTCCTGCCGATGCCCGACGGCATCGCGTCGGGCGCGCCGTCCACGGTTCTGGGCTATCCCTATGTGGTGAATAATGATGTGGCGACCATGGCGGCAAATGCGCGCTCCATCGCATTCGGCCGGCTCGACCGCTACAAGATCAGGCTGGTGAGGCAGGTGCAGATGCTGCGGCTGGTCGAGCGCTACGCGGACAAGCTGCAGGTGGGCTTCATCTCCTTCCTGCGGGGTGACGGGAACCTCCTCGACGCTGGCACCGGGCCGGTCAAGGTCTTCCAGAATTCCGCGAGCTGACTGGGAGGGCTCGGGCGCCGGGCTACGGCTCGGCGCCCGTTTTTTCGCGTCTGCTTAAGGAGGCCCTATGCCGAAAGACACCGGAGCACCGGCAGAAAAGACAAGGCGCGTGCTATTTCTAAGCGAAGTCCATCTCGACGGCGCGGTCTATCCTTGCCGGACCGTGGCCGACCTGCCGGCGGCGCTTGCCGACAGCCTTGTGGCCGACAGCCTCGCCGACGACACGCGCGATGCCTGGGAACAGGCCATCAAGGACGACAAGGCCAAGCCGGTCACGATCAAGCCGACTGGCGCATAGCCCATGCCGCTGGTCCGCACTTCCGCCCCGGCCGCGCCTGCGGTGCCGCTGAATGAGGTCCTGGAATATCTGCGCGTCACCAGCCCGGATGACGAGGCGGTGATTGCGGGCATGCTGTCGGCGGCGACTGGCTGGGCGGAGGAGTGGCTTGAGCGGGCGCTGGTCTCGCAGGGCTGGCGGCTGGTGCTGGACGAATGGCCGAGGTGCGGCACGATCCGCATCGACCGCACGCCGGTTATTGAGGTCACGTCGATTGGCTACACCGACCCGGACGGCATCGCGCAGCAGATCGACCCGGCAGACTGGCTGCTGGACGGGGCGAGCGCGCCGGCCCGTCTGTCTCCGGCGCCCGGCACATCGTGGCCTGCGGTGCGCGGGCAGATGGCGGCGATCCGCGTCGATTTTCAGGCTGGCTATGGAGACAGCTGGAATGACGTGCCAGAGCCGATTCGCCAGGCGATCATGCGGCTGACGGCGCACTTCTACGACCACCGCGACACCATCCACATTGGCGGCGCGGTGACTGACCTGCCTTTTCATATCAAGGCCTTGCTGGCCCCCTATCGCGCGTGGAGGCACAGGTGACGGCAGACACGGGGCGAATCTCCTGGCTGAAAGACCCGGAGGCGACGGTCGATTATGCGGTGGACTGGCAGGAGGGCGGCTATCTGGGCGAGCCTCCGAATCTTCGCGCAGTCGTCGGCTCGACGTGGCACGTGTCGCCGGTCGAGCCGGGCGGGCTCGATGTTTCTGGCTCGCTGCTTGCCGGAAATGTCGCCACCTGCTTTGTCTCCGGCGGCATTGTCGGACATAGCTACATGCTGACAAACAGGGCGCAGATCAGCAACGGTGCGCACGACGAGCGGTCTATTCTCATTCGAGTCGAGCAGAGATAGGACATAAACCATGGCAAAATTCGTAAATCCAGCGGTTCTCAATCAGGCCCTCAACGAGATCGCCACGGCGAACTTGATGGTGGCGATCAATGGGCAGCCTGCCAGCTACGCGGCCGCGCAGTCTGGCAAGCTGGCCGAGACTGCACTTTCGGCTGGCGATTTCACACAGGCGAATGGCGATGTGAATGGCCGGAAAGTCACGATCGCGGCCAAGACGGGCGCGGCGATCATCGCGGCCGGCACTGCTAACCACATCGCGCTGCTCGATACCGCCGGCTCGCGGCTGCTTTATGTCACAACCTGCCCTGCTGTGACCCTCCCGGCTAGCGGAACCGTGAATTTCGAAGCCTGGAAGGTCGAGATCGGCGACCCGACTTGATGCAGGCAGGCAGGCTCGACCGGCGGCTCAAGCTCTTTCGCCGCACCATCACGCGCGGCACTGGCGGCGAGGCGGTCATTGGCTATGCCCACGCCGGCACGGAATGGGCGGCGCGTCTGCCGCTGACAGAGCAGGAGGTCGCGCGCGAGGTGGCGATCCAGGGGCAGGCGACGGTGAAATTTCGCATTCGATACCGCCCGGACGTTAAGACCGAGTGGCGCGGCGAGTGTGACGGTGTGATGTATGAGATTACCGGGGTTGACGAGATCGGACGGCGTGCTGGGCTGAATCTCAAGGCGCGAGGGGCGGTCGAATGACAAATGTAGGCCGCGTGAAGCTTGAAGGCCTGGAGGAGCTCAAGGCCAATCTCGAGGCGCTGGGCAAGGAGGTGGCGACCAAAGTTGGAATCCGCGCGACCCGCGAGGCTGCGAAGGCGGTGGCCGAGGCTGTGCGCGCCTATGCGCCGATCGGCACGCAATCGACTGTGCGGACGCGGCGGCGTAGAGACGGCACTATTGCCATTGCCGACTACGGCAGGCTGCGCGACAATATCAGGGTTCGGCGCGCCAGAGCCCGAAAGGAGACGACGATCACCTTTAATGTCACGACTGGTAACGCTTTCTGGGGGAAGTTTCTGGAATTCGGCACGGTCCACATGCCAGCGCGGCCGTGGATGCGCCCGGCATTCGACGCTTCGGCGGCAGCGGCGCTGAACATCACGTTTGTGGAGTTGAAAAAGGGCATCGACCGCGAGGTGAAAAAGATGAGGGTTGGCCGGCCGGTCCTGCCGAATGGGCGCAGCGGCTGATGCTGCTCGACGACGCGCTTTTTGAGCGGCTGACGGGCGGTGCGGCTTCGGCTCTGGTCGGGCAGCGCGTCTATCCGGTCATCGCGCCGCAGAATGTCGCCTATCCCTGCATCACATGGCAGAGGATCAGCCGCACCGAGGTCTTCAGCCTTGAGGGGCCGAGCGGCTACGCTGATGCACGAGTCCAGATTGACTGCTGGGCGAAGACCTATGGCGAGGCGCGGGCTGTGGCGAATGCGGTGCGCGACGACCTGAACGGGTGGGACAATGAGGGTCAGCCCATCGCCGACTGCCGGCTCGACAGCGCCCGCGACCTGTATGACCCGGCGGCGGAGCCAAAACTTTATCGCAGCTCGCTCGACTTCATTCTGACCGAAAGGGGCTAAAGCCATGTCGTTGAATTCCAACATTGTGGTCGGCATTTCCGGCGAATTCCGGGGGCCGGCAGGAGTCAGCCAGCCGGTCGACGACCTGAATCTGCGGTTTCTGGCGGAGCTGCCGAATGGCACGGCCAGCGGTCAGGCGAATCGCCGCTATGTCGCGCGGCGCACGATTGCGGCTGGCGGCAATGAGAATCTCGACTTGGCCGGCGCGCTGCCGGACGCTTTCGGCGCGACGATCACCATGACGGCCGTAAAGGCGATTCTGGTGCTGGCATCTGCGGCCAACACCAACGAAGTCATTGTCGGCGGCGCCACGTCGAATGCCTTTGTAGGCCCGTTCGGCGCATCGGCGCACACTGCCGCAGTCCGCCCCGGCGGCGCGCTGCTTTTTGTCGCGCGCAATACAGGCTGGACTGTCACGGCTGGGACTGGCGACCTGCTGCGGATTGCCAACGGCGGCGGTGGCACGTCTGTGACCTACGATATTGTCATCATCGGCGTCGGCTAATCCGGCTTAAGCTTGAAAGGAGTCAAAAATGGCCAATCCATCGCGCGCGCGCGCAGCCAAGGGCTCAAAACTGCTGCGCGGCAACGGCGCCAGCCCGGAGATCTTTACGCTGGTCGGCGAGATTCGCAGCATCGACGGGCCGGACGGGCAGACGAATCTTATCGAGGTCACGACCCTTGAATCGACCGGCAAGGAATATGTGGTGGACGTGCCCGACTTCGGCACGATCACCTTGCAGATGAATCTGGACGAGGACGACACGCCGCAAACCGGGCTGGAAAACGACTATTACACGCAGGCCAAGCGGAATTTTCGTCTTGAGCTTTCGACGCCGCTGCAAAAGACGCTTGCCTTTTCGGGCTATGTGACGGCGTTTTCCTACGGTGCGCGTGTCGGCTCTCAAATCACTGCAGATGCGACGATCAAAATTACTGGCGGGGTGACGAGGCTGTGACCCTGCTATCTCGCGAGGCGATCCTCGGCGCCGACGACCTTAGGACGCAGGATGTGGACGTGCCCGAGTGGGGCGGCAAGGTGCGCATCCGCTCGCTCACGGCGCACGACCGCGATGCCATTGAAACAGCTGTATACGGCGCGCAGAAGGAGGGGAAATACGCGCCCGAAAATGTGCGCGCCCTCTATGCAGCCGGGTGCATTGTGGACGAAAAGGGCGATCCGCTGTTTTCGGCTGCCGATGTCGAGGCGCTGGGCCGCAAGAGCGCGGCGGCTCTTAACAGGGTCTATGAGGCGGTGCTGGAACTCAACGCGATCGCCGAGGGCGACATCGAGGAGTTGGCAAAAAACTAGCCCGCCGGCCGGGCCGGCTTTTTCTTTTTCGGCTGGCGCTTGCCCTGGGCCGCACCGTCGGCGAGATCGGCGCCACGATGACGTCTGCCGAGCTGTCCGAGTGGATGGCCTATTACATGCTCGAGCCTTTCGGGCAGGCGCGGCAGGATCAGGCCAGCCGCCTTATCGCGGGTGTGTTGGTCAATGCAAATCGCGGCGACAATCCGCCGGTGAAATTCGAAGAGCTTCTGCCGACATGGCGCCCGCCTGCCGATCCGGAAGAGGTCGGCGCGAAGATTCTCGCGGCTTTCGACAGATATGAGGCACAGCTTGAATCGATGAAGGCCAAAGAAAAGGGGAGCAGCTGATGGCGCAAGTTGGCTCGCTCTACTCGTCGCTGACGCTCGAATCCTCGTCTTTCGTCAGCAACATGAGAAAGGCCTCGCGCGAGGCGCAGCAGGGCGGCAATCTGATTGAGCGCGCGCTTGGCGGCGTGCAGAAGGCGGCGGGTGCATTTGCGGTTGTCGGCGCAGCGGCGGCGGGCATGGCGGCGGCGCTGGCTGTGCCGATCAGCCGCGCCATTTCCAATATGGATAATCTGGCAAAGGCCGCGCAAAAAGTCGGAACCTCGGTCGAGGATTTGAGCCGGCTGCGATTCGGCGCGGAGATGAGCGGGCTGAATAACAGCCAGCTTGAGACCGGCCTGACGCGCCTGAATGTGGCGCTGGCGGGAATCGGCCCGAATGCAACCGGCGCATCGCGCGCGCTCGCAAGTCTGGGCGTCACGGCCGGAACGTCCACACTCGACGCCATGAAAAAGGTGGCCGACGAATTTCAGCGGATGCCCGATGGCGCGCGGAAAAGCGCGCTTGCCGTGGAGATTTTCGGCCGCTCGGGCGCGCAGCTCATCCCGCTTTTGAATCAAGGCGCGTCCGGCATCGAGTCGATGGCGAAAGAGGCCGACCGACTCGGCATCGTCATTGACACTAGGACAGCGCGCGCGGCCGAGCAATTCAGCGACAATCTCACGCGGCTTGGCCGTCTCAAGGACGGCCTCATCACCCAGATCACGGCGGGCCTGGTGCCTGCCTTCGCGGCGCTGACAGACGAGATCGTGCGCGGGCTGACGGCCGGGCAGAGCTGGCAGGAGGTCGGCCGCCAGATCGGGCTGGGACTGCTCAAGATTGCCGAGGGCGCGACGGTCGCCTATGAGGCGATTGCGGGCGTGGTCAATGCGCTCGGCGCTTTTGGCAGGGCTAGTGCCCAAGCCTTCGGCGGCGATTTTCGCGGCGCGATCGAGACCATTCAGCTGCAGGAATTCCGGACGCAGGAGGCCATTGCGCGTCGGCGCACTGCCTTTCTTCGCGCGCGCTTCAACGCTCAAAATTTTCGCGCCGACGAATCGCCCCGCCCGCCGGCCTTCGATCCGGATGCTTTCGAAGCCGCGCTGGCACGCTCTCGCGGTCGGGCCGGGCGCGCATCTGCCGGCACCGGCACCCAGCCGCGCGCGCTGTCTGACGCAGAAATCAGGCTGCAGAATGTCGCGGGGCCTGGCATCCTGCAGGGGGTGCAGCGGACATTCAGCGAGATCGACCGGCTCGCAAAGACGACGGTCGAGAGCCTCGCAGACATCGACAGCCTTTCGCGCCAGCTCGATGCCTCGCGATTCGCGAATGCCATGGAGGACGCGGCGGCATTCGCCGACCGACTTTCCGGCAATCTCGCGCAGGCGATTATCTACGGCCAGAACTTCGGCACGGCAGTTGTCAATAGCCTCAAGGCCATCGCGGCCGAGATGCTGGCATCCGGTCTGCGCGACCTGCTGCTGGGTGCCGGCGGGCAAGGCGGCATCCTCGGCGGTCTCATCGGCTCCATCTTCGGCGGCCGCCGCGCCATGGGTGGGCCCGTGCAGCCGGGCAAGGCCTATGTAGTGGGCGAGCGCGGCCCGGAGCTGTTCATGCCCTCGGCTGCCGGCACGATCATTCCAAGCGGCAAATCGGCGAGCGGTGGCGGCGGAACTGTCATCAATATGGACCTGCGCGGCGCGGGCGATCCAGGCGCCGTTCAGCAGGCGGCCATGCGGGCTTTCGAGCTTTCGGCTGCCTATACGGATGGCAGATTTCAGCAGGCCGCGCGCCCGCGCCTGCCTCGGGGCCTGGGTGCCTGATGGCTGTCATCATTATCCCGCGCGGCTGGGTGCAGAGCGCCAGCTGGAAGCAGCCGCCCGTCTATTCCTTGCAGCGGTCCGAATGGACCGGCCGCACGCGTGTTATCGAGATCGGCCCTGCTGCGCGCTGGGTCTGCGAGGCCGATATTGCGCCGACGCAGGAGCCGGACTTGCGGCGCTGGCGCGCTTTTCAGGCGCGCATGATGTCGCCGGGCAATGTCGTGCGCCTGCCGGCGGTCGAGGTGACGCAATATGGTGCGGCCGCGAATCTGGTGCGCCGGCCGGACGGCACGGGCTGGGAACTGACAGGCGTCGGCATCACGCAAGGCCTGGCACCCGGCGCCGCGCCGCTGCGCCGGACGATCCGCGCGCTGCCAGACGCGGCACAGCGTCTGGCCTCGGAGGTCTCCGCATTCTGGGCGCCTGCCGCGCCGGGCGATGTGCGCTATTTCGCGGCCTCTGTGCTGCGCGAGACGACGACCAGCGGCGGCAATATCACGATGCGCGGTCTCTGGCGCACGTCAGCAGGTGGCGCGCTCGGCTCTCCCGTCAGCGTTATTGCCAATAGCGCGCCGGTCGGCACATGGACGCGCTTTTACGCAAGCGGCACAGCGCCTGCCAGTTCTGCCTTCATTGGGCCGCAGGCGATTTTTGCCAATACGGCCGGCATTGTGCAGGCGACCGACTTCTACATTGGCGATCGCCCGGAGCGCGCGCTGGTCAACGGGGCAGGCCAGACTGGCATCAGCCTCAACGTGAACGGCCTCGCGCCCGACCTGCTGCACCTTCGCGCCGGGCATCTGGTCACCGTGACTCTGCCGGGCGGTGACGAGCAGCTGCTTGCCCTGACGGCCGATGTGGTGGCGGACGGGGCGGGCGCGGCGACTTTGCAGCTTGCAACGCCTATGCGCGCGAGCCCGGCGAATGGCGCGGCGGTCGAGCTGTCGCGTCCCTGGGCACTAATGCGCGCGACGAATCCGATCGGCTGGAATGTCTCATCGGGCCCGGTCTATCGGCCGACCCTGATGCGATTCGAGGAGGCTTTCTGACATGCCGGCGCCAAGCGACGCGCAGCTATCGGCCAGCGCGCCGCGCGTTTTCATCTGCGCCTATCTCGACATTCTTGACGATCCCGTGTGGGCAGCTCTGGCGCCGCTTTCGGTTGTCACGCCTGCCTCGACCATTCTTCCGGCGCCGGACCCTGATTTTGACAATCGGACTTTCACGGCGCTCGATCCGCGCTTTGTCTCGGTCACGCCTGTGGTCCACGGGCCCGGCGGCATGGAGGCGGTCGAATATCGCATCGCGGGCACGCTGGCGGCCGACAGCGCTTATTTGACGGCGCTTTCCAATCCGGCCCGTTTTCGCGGGCGTCCTGCCAAGCTCTGGCTTGGCGTTTTCAACGACAGCTGGCAGCCGGTTGCCGCGCGCCCGTTTTCGGTCGGCTACATGACCACGCCGAAATTCGTCATTGCGCCGGATGAGCAGGCAATTTCAATCATTTCCGAAAATTACATGGCCTTGATCGGCAGCGGCGCGCCGTCGCGCACTCTGCTTTGGAGCCCTGACCCTGCCGACCAGGCGGCGGCGGCAACCACCGGCGCGGTCAACAGCACCGCCGCGCTTGGTCCCAGCTGGGCCGGCGGCGCGCCAGCGAAGTCCGATTTCTTCCCGGTGGACCTATACTGATGCGCCGGCCTGACTGGGAAGCGCGCCTGCTCGCCTATCTGGCCGAGGTGCAGGACCGGCCGTATCGGTGGGGCCGCCACGACTGCGCGCTATTCGGCGCCGGGGTGGTGCGGGCGGTGACGGGAAAAGACTTCGGCCGAGGCTGGCGCGGCAAATACAAGAGCGCCGCCGGTGCCGCGCGCATTCTGGCGCGTCGCGGATTCGCCGATTACGAGGGGCCATTCACGGCAGCGCTGGGCGAGCCTGTCGCGCCGCTGCTTTGCCAGCGTGGAGACGTTGTCTCAAATGGTGACAGCATCGGCGTTCTGTGGCAGCAGGGCGGGCCGGTGGCGCTTTTCGTCGGCGCCGATGGCGAGCGGGAGGGGCTCGTCATCATGCCGGTCGGAAGTCTGGTCAAGGGGTGGCGTCTATGAGCATTCAGTCTGCCTGGATTGAGGCGGCCTATCCCAACGCGCAGGACAGCGGCGGCTGGGTGCTGGCGGTGCAGGGCCAGTGGGGCGCGTCGACCTTCGGCAGTTTCGATCTCACGCCCAACGACACGCCCAAGCTTGTGGTGGCCGTGACTAACCGGGCCGGCTATGCGCGCTCCGGCGGCGAGGCGGTCGCCACCACGGTGAGCCTGAACATCCCGGTGACCGCGCCGCTTCGCAAGCCTTGGCCCGATTCCACGCAGGCTGTTCCGGTGCTCGACGAAACCGACAATGGCGGCGGCGTGCGCACCGTCCGCTTTGCGCTTGCCGAGCCAGTCTACCCCGGCGACACGCTGACGTTGAACGCGCTCTCCGGCTGGCGCACTGGCCTGCCGGCGCAGTCGGGCATTTCCGTTACGAACAATTCGGCGCGCGCGCGGCTGAAACCCTGGGGCCGCTGGGCGATCCCGCAGGATGAGATTGTCGACGGCACCAGCTTCACAGTCGAGATGGTCACCGTTTCCCACACACCCAGGCACGATGGCGCCTCGCTGCACCAGCCGGTTGCCGGTGTGCGGTTTATTGCATCGGACGGCACCAACACGGCTTCGGCCTGGGCGCTGGCGACGACCGAGAGCACCCGCTTTGACGATAGCCTGTGGTGCCACCGGGCGGAGCTGAACCTTGCCGGCCTGAACTCCGGGCGCGTCACGATCCACGCCGAGGTCTATCCGTGGCAGGGCGAGGTGTGGACCACGCGCGACGGCTATTGGGATGCCGAGCACATCACCCAAGACTTCAAGGCGACCGGGCGCGGCTGGCAAGTGATGCTGGATCCGCGCCCCGAGACGCCGCTTTGCATCACGCTCGACAAGGACGGGACATTTCTGCCCCGGCGGCATGTGGTGCTGGCGCCTGACGGGCAGGGCACGACGACGCCGGATGAGGCCGCTTGCGTGCGCGCGACCTATGCCGAGGCGGCGGACGTGCCTGCAGCCGATCGGCCTTCGACCATCGGCGCGGCGCTCGATGCGCTGGGCCGTGTAACCCGGACGGTTGCGGCATCCAACGGCTTCGCGGCGCTCACCAATATCCGGTTCCCCGGCGGCCTGCATGTGTGGTGCCCGGCCGGCACGCGCGACCTGGGCGTTTTCTTCGGCAGCTTCTACAGCCCCAACACGGTTGCCTATGGCGAAGCGCGCGTCCTGCCCGTGCCGGGAGTGGCGCGCGCGGATATTGTTTTCAACAAGTCCACGACGCTGACCTACCGCATGACCCGGCTGGCGATCCAGGGTGTAACGCTCAACAGCACATCGTCAACCGCCTATTTCGGCGGCGGCGGCAACCTGCCCTATCTCCGCCTCGACGATGTGGCGATTCAGGGCACGGCCGCAAACGGGCGTTCGAGCAACCCGACGCAGGTGTTCGGCGACACCACCACCGGTTCGCTCGATTCCGCCTATGTGTTCACGCGCTGCAGCATCACCAACATGAACCTGTCGCAGGGCTGCACGGGGCTGGCGCGCAATAGCAAGGTCGAGCAGACCACCACCGCATGGCGGCCGCTTGCGGTGTTCAACTGCTGGCGGGATGTGTCCGTCGCGCTGCCGACATTCGATGTGCGGTGGGACGGCTGCATTTTCGTCAACTGCCGCTGGGAGAAAATCGCGGCCGGCACTGGCAGCTTCTTCGCCCTGCACATCGGCCAGCCGACGAGCCCGACCGCGCCTGCCACGCGCTCCCGGGTGGCGTTCATCAACTGCCTGTGGGAACGCATCGGCGCGACCACCAACCCAGGCGCGCAGATCGGCGAGACGGCCTACAATCAGGTCAATAACATTATCTGGGACGGCTGCACCACGGTCGGCGCCCGGTTCAACTTCCACAACGATCCGGCGCAGGCGGAGTCCAACTACATCTATGAGAACAGCCGGATTGGCTGCATTTTTGATCGCAACGCGACGAAGCACGACACGTTCAGCGAACGGGCGCTGCACACCGGCGGATGGGAGATCACCTACGGCGTTCGCCAGCGGGACACATTCTCGGCTGACCGGTTCCAAGGCGTCATTACGGCGAACTTCCCGCACGATTTCGTGGGCCTGAATGTCGTCAAGGGCGCGCTGACGCCGGGCGTGACGATCAACCTCAAATATGAACTCGACAAGAGCGGCGAGAGCCATCTGGCCGACAAGAGCGGCGGCGGCGACTATCGGCTGACGGACGAGAGCTTTGCGTGGCGGCTGCGGACCCTGCCGGCAAATTACCCTGCCGACCTCGACGGCGCGTTGCGCGGCACGGTCATGCACGCA